CTTGAAATCGAAGTTCATGAAATACCAGCATATTTTTTTAAATACAAAGTTCAACAAACGTGAATTTTTAGTTTGATAAAGTTGATAAATTAGAAAGGAATAACATGGAATTAACTATTATTAACGAGCAGGAAGTTCTCGGTAAACACTTCACGGTATACGGTACAGCAGATGAACCATTGTTTGTCGCAAAGGATGTAGCTGAATGGATTGAGCATAGCAATCCTACGGAAATGTTAAAGTCAGTAGATGAAGATGAAAAGCTGACCTCAACAATCCTTAGGGCAGGTCAAATAAGAGAAGTAAATCTCTTGACAGAAAACGGTCTCTACGAAGTTCTCATGCAATCACGTAAACCACTGGCGAAAGAGTTCAAGAAAAAAGTAAAAGAAATCTTGAAATCTATTCGTAAACATGGCTTGTACGCTATTGATGATCTACTGGAGAATCCAGACATGGCAATCGCAACACTTCAAAAACTCAAGGAAGAACGTCAATTACGTTTGCAAGCCCAAGAGGAGATAGCTCAAAAGAATCAGATTATCCAAGAATTACAACCGAAAGCCACATATTACGACTTAGTATTGCAAAATAAATCACTTGTACCGATTTCAGTAATCGCTAAAGATTACGGGATGAGCGCTACGAAGCTGAATAAAATCTTGCATGAACTTAAAGTACAGTACAAGCAAGGTAGCACTTGGCTTTTGTATCAGAAGTACGCAGGCAAAGGCTACACTCAGTCAAAAACTCATACAATTGATGCAGATTATAGCAAGATGCATACTTACTGGACTCAAAAAAGGACGATTGTTTCTTTATGATCTCCTTAAAAATAAAAAAGGAATTTTGCCATTAATTGAGCAACAAGATGTGGCTTAATTCACAGAAAAAAGCACCTAACAAAGTCAGGCGCTTACTTAAATATTCACTTACAGTATATTACAGAAAGAGAGGAAATAGCAAATGGCTTTGGAATTATTCGGTGAAGATTTCAAGAACGAACTATTTCAGGATCTTGTGAAGCTTAATGTCGAAGCTTTGAAAGAGGCTAAAAGACAAGTCTCAAGGCAAATCAGCATGGTCCCAATAAAGGAAGTCATGCAGGCTACTGGTTGGGGCAGAAAACGCATCGAGGATTTTCGAGATCAAGGCAAGTTCAGCTATCAGCAAAATGTAAAAGGTGGTAAGTGCTTGTACGACTTGAACGATGTACTACGATTTCAAAGTCAGTTAGCAAAGAGAGGATAGCATGAAATTACTAGCAAGAATTAAGAACTACTTTTCGGAAGAAGTAGAAGAAACGAATCTCGATTGGAAAGTAGTCGCTTTGGACCTCAATCAATCACTGATTGAGACACAAGAAAAACTTCAAAAAGCGAATCAAGAAATTTACGATTTGAAGAAAACAATTGAAATTTTAAAGGAGAATGCAAAATGATTGAACCGTCATTAACCAGTCAGCTCTTGGGAGTTGGTGCGCTGCTACTCGGATTTCTTGGAGCGGGTATCCACACGCACAACATCGATTTGAAGAAATCCGAAGAAAAGAAAATGCAACAGCAGCATGATGCAGACATCATCCGAGCAAGTCAAGAGGCCTATGCTCTAGGACGAACAGCAGAACGCAGAGCAATTCGTGAGAATATCCGCAGACCATTTTCAGGTTTTACATTCGACAATGAGCGACCAGAAGGATTGAAACCTGAATTGGTTGGCTTGCCTGCACCAAAATAAATGAAGGAGCAACAAATGGTAACAATTAACAAACTAGAAATCGAAAATGTCAAGCGCGTTAAAGCGGTCAAGCTAGAGCCGTCTGCAACTGGCTTGACAATCGTGGGTGGAAATAATAACCAAGGGAAGACAAGCGTACTGGACGCGATTGCTTGGGCGTTGGGCGGAAATAAGTATAAGCCTAGTCAAGCTCAGAGAGAAGGCAGCACAATCCCGCCTAGCTTAAAAATCACGCTCTCAAACGGCCTGATTGTGGAGCGTAGCGGTAAGAACAGCACTCTCAAGGTCATTGACCCAAGCGGTAATAAGGCTGGTCAAAATTTGCTTGATAGCTTCGTGGAAGAGTTAGCCATCAACTTGCCAAAATTTATGGAGCAGACCAGCAAAGAGAAAGCTAAAACTCTATTACAAATCATCGGAGTCGGTCCGCAACTTGCCGAACTTGAAATGCAGGAAAAAGCCAAATATGACGAGCGCCATGCAATCGGTGTGATCGCGGACCAGAAAGAAAAGTTTGCAAAAGAACAACCGTACTATCCAGATGCGCCGAAAGAGTTGGTCTCTATCGCTGAGCTTATCCAACAACAGCAGGCTATCCTTGCTAAGAATGGTGAGAATGCCCGTAAGCGCCAGAATTTGGTATCTATCCAGAGTCAGCACGATTCAGCGACTGCAGAAGTGGAACGGCTGGAACAATTGCTGGCCGACGCAAAAGCAAAAGAAAGTCAGTTAGCTCAAGACTTGGCCATTGCAAATACTGACGCTATGGATCTTCTCGATGAATCAACTGAAGAAATCGAAAAGAACATTGCAGAGATTGACGAAATCAATCGTAAAGTGCGTGCTAATCTGGACAAGGATAAGGCAGAAGAAGATGCTAAAGGCTATCGTGAGCAATACAAGGAGCTTGATAATGTGATTGCAGACATCCGCAAGCAGAAGACAGACTTGCTCACCAATGCAGACTTGCCGTTGCCTGGCTTGTCCGTGGACGATGGCGAATTGCTCTACCTTGGTCAACGTTGGGACAACATGTCAGGCAGTCAGCAATTACAAGTAGCGACTGCAATCGTGCGTAAATTGAAGCCGGAATGTGGATTCGTGCTCATTGACAAGCTGGAGCAAATGGATCAGCTGACTTTGCAGGAATTTGGCGCATGGCTCGAACAAGAAGGCTTGCAAGCAATTGCGACTAGAGTATCGACGGGCGATGAATGCAGCATCCTGATTGAAGACGGCTATAGCGTGAAGTCAGAGATGGCACAAGCACCTAAAACATGGCAAGGAGGATTTTAAAACATGCAAATTACAAGAGGAAAACGG